GACAAAAGAAGCATGTGAGGCAGCAGGTGGTACTTGGACAGACTTAGATGCCGATACAGATTTCGGAGATGTAGATACATCAGCATTATCAAATGAATTGGCAAAACAAATGGAAGAATTAGATAGGTGTTTTGCAGACGAAGAACTAAATTCCTATCTAAGAGGTTTTTAACAAAGGAGAAAATAACCATGAAGAAACAAGAACTAATAAAGATAATTGAATTAGTAGTTCGCAAAGAAGTGAAGAAACAGGTAAATGAGATATTTATTAAGGAGAATAAAAAGACTCAGGAACCATCACTTACCGAGTTAGTTTCAGAACAAATCAATGAAGTTGAAACAAGACCTAAAAAGGAAATACAATACACCGAAAATCAGGAATTGAATAAAGTTTTGAATGAAACTGCTGGTGGAATTCCACAAGGAGATTCTGATTATCCAACGATGGGTGGTGGAGTATTTGATAGTTCAAGAATGACTGAAATGTTAGGATATGGAAACATGGGTGGTGATAAAGAGACAAAAAGAAAAGTTGCGGCAGTTGATTCTATTAAGAAGGCTGGTTTGGATGTGGAAGAAGTTCCTGACCATGTTCAAAATGCTTTAACTAAAGATTATTCTAAAGTAATGAAAGCCATCGACCAAAAGAAAAAAGGTGGGTATAGACCATAGAGGTAATTAAATGGCATTAGATAAAGAGTTTTTAAAGTATAAACTTGAAAGAATTAAAAATAAAAGAATTTTTAAAGACCAAGATACTGAAACTAAAATACGAATAAGAAAAGAAAATGCAAAATTAGCAAAAGAAGAAGCTGATGCAATACATTCTTATTTAACTGGCGAAGATGATATTGATAAACTTGATAATAAATCTTTTTTAGAAAATAGGGCACCTGGTAATTTATTCTTAACACCGAAAAGGGTTAAGGAAGGAAATGGAACTAAGGTGACGGCCAGACTTAACATAAAACAAGTTCAGTCAGATCCTAAAACTAAAAAGAATTCATTATCAAAATTATTAAAAAGATTTAGAACGGTATCTAAATTTAATTTAGATTTTGGAAAACAACTTATAATATTTAAGAAAATTTTTGATAAATTAAATCTTAATTTTAGTAACGATGAGATTAAATTTAATGGTCATATGAACGCGGAAGGATACAAGACATTTGAAGATAAATCTGAATTTGAAGGTATATCAGATGAATTTCGAATCACCGATGTTGAAGTAGATGATAATGGTAATATCGTACCGAATTCACAAAGAAGTGCAATATTAGTTATCAAGAATGGTTTAATAGTAGAGGTTAGGAGAATAAATTAATGGGAGCAAGAGAAAAAGATTTAAATCCAGATGTCTTTATAGGACTTGAATTGCCTTTAGGATATTCTGATACTGGTCATTTCAAACAAACCAAAACTACATTTCAACAGGCAAAATTTAATATAATAAATTTAATGAAAACAATTCCTGGTGAAAGACTTGGACAGCCATCATTTGGTTCAAACTTACATCTTAAATTATTTGAACCGATGACTGAAACTTTCAATGATGAATTGGATGATGCCATTAGAACTTCCATATCTACTTGGCTACCATATATAAATGTTAAAAAGATAGACATAACAAAACCAGAATATAATCTTAATAGGATAAATGTTGATGTAGATTTTGGGTTGTCATTTGAACCAAATAGATTTGAAACCGTTTCTATAAGTTTTGACCAATTTGAATCAGCCGTAAAACAATAGGAGAATTTAGATGGCTAAAAAGAATGTCAGTAAAGATGTAAAATATTTAAACAAGGATTTTTCTGCTTTCAGAGATGGTCTTATAGAATTTGCTAAAACATACTTCCCAAATACCTATAACGATTTCAACGAATCAGATCCAGGTATGATGTTTATTGAAATGGCATCTTATGTAGGAGATACTTTATCTTATTATATGGATGAACAATTCAAAGAAAGTTTGTTATCTTTTGCAGAAGAAAAGAAAACTATATATGAAATAGCACAAGGATACGGATATAAACCAAGATTATCAGCACCTGCCAGTGTGGTATTAGATGTTTATCAAACCGTACCCGCAACACCTGCTCCGAGTTCATTACCCAATGAAGATTATTGTCTTAATGTAATGGCAGGAATGGAAGTAACATCACAAAACGGAACGGTGTTTAGGACTATTGATGATGTAATTTTTACAGATTCAAGTTCAATGAGTCCGAGAGAAGATAGTATAGCAGAAATTGATGAGAATCAAAATGTATCAAAGTGGTTGTTAAAAAAATCGGTAAAGGCAGTTAGTGGAAATGTAACCACAGAAACTATTTCATTTGGTGCAGCTGAAAAGTATAAAAGAATAGCCTTGGCAAACTATCCTGTATTAGAAATAATGTCTGTAACAGATAGTGATAATAACAAATATTATGAAGTTCCGTTTTTAGCACAAGATACGGTTTACGCAGATTTTCAGAATAACGAAAAGAATTCACCTGATTTAGTAGAGGGTAGAAATTTTGCACCATTTTTGTTAAAACTTATTAAGACATCTAAGAGATTTAAAACATATATTAGAACAGATGGTAAAACCGAAATGAGATTTGGTTCGGGAGTAGCAGCAGAATCAGATGAGGAAATAATTCCAAATCCAAGTAATGTAGGTTCTAATCTTCCAGGTACACCAAGCTTTCTTGATACTGCTTTTGATCCTGCAAATTTTTTAAATACCGATACATATGGTCAATGTCCAACCAATACTACCCTTACTATTAAGTATTCGTATGGTGGTGGTATTGATGATAATGCTGCATCTAATTCTATTGTAAACATTACAAAGCAAACTGCAGAAACAGATACATCAGTTTCGTTAAATGATAATTTAAGATTACAATCATTAAACTCTATAGCAGTCATAAATGTAAATCCAGCAACAGGAGGTGGTGGAGCAGAAACACTTGAAAATGTTAGAACAAATGCAACTGCATATTTTCAGGCACAAGGAAGGGCAGTAACTAAAGATGATTTTATAACTCGTGTTTATTCACTACCACCAAAGTATGGTAATATCGCAAAAGTATTTATGTTACAAGACGAGCAGGTCGCTGGAAATGAACAGAATGAAGGAGATCCAACATATCAATCAAATCCATTGGCATTAAATATGTATATGTTGGGATATGACAGCAATAAAAAACTGATTCAATTAAATCAAGCCGTAAAAGAAAATATACAAGTCTATCTAAGTCAGTATAGAATGATGACAGACGCGATACAATTAAAAGATGCTTGGATTTGTAATATAGGTCTTGATTTTGCTATATATACGAAACGAGGATTTAATAAACACGAAGTACTTTTATCATGTGTAACACAATTAAAAAGATATTTTCAAATAGATAAATGGCAAGTAAATCAACCTATTATTTTAGCTGATGTAGTATCTGAAATACTTGGGGTAGAAGGAGTTGCAACCGTAGTAAAACCAAGAGAGGATAGTACAGAATTAATACAAGTACATAATAAGTTTGGTACAATTAACAACCTTACTTATTCTGATAATATATATGATGTATCTTCTGCAACATTTAATAGTGTAGTTTATCCATCTGTGGATCCTGCAATATTTGAAATTAAATATCCTGATACCGATATTAGGGGTAGGGTGATGGGAGACTTATAATGCATTATTTTGAATTCGCAACAAAAGACACAACAATATACGAAGCCAGTCAGAGTCTAAACTCAGGATTAGATGAAATCCTTGAGGTACGAAAAGATATAAATTCTGATGGTACTATTGCATATGTTTCTCGGGCACTTGTGAAATTTGATTTATCCTATATTTCAGAGTCTATTGTAAATGGTTTAATAACAAGTCCAAGATTCTTTTTAAATTTATATGATGCTAATTCAGAAGCATTAACCACAAGTGATCTCTTATGGGCATATCCTGTAAGTCAGTCTTGGGAAATGGGTTCTGGTCGAAGTGACTCATATCCAAGAATTGGAAATGGGGCAAATTGGAAACACAGAGATGGTACACCTACTGAAACTGCTTGGTTTGGTAATTATTCCACACTACAAGGTAATACTTTTGCAAGTGGAACATTTTCTATTAGTGATGGAGATTATATAAATCAAGAATTAACTATCGGTGGAGTTGATTTCATGTTTGTAAATGATGGAACTTTATTTGATAATTCATCTTCAGAATTGTATATTGTATCAGCATCAACAACTGGTAGTTCGTTACAAAATTTAGCAGGGGCATTAAACGATAGTAGTTCATTACACGGACTATCAATTTCTGCAAGTGTAGATTTATCTGTCGAAGGTGGTGGACAAATAATATTATCAGGAAGTGCCAAAGGAACTACATCAAACTACGCAGCAGCATCTTCATCAGGATTATTTGTTTTTGGTAGTGGAGCTAATGCATTAGAAGGTGGAACGGATGAAACCGTTTCTCTATCAGGTGGTGGTGGAACTTGGTATAGTGGTAGTGGATATGAAGCATCACAATCATTTAATCACGAAGCTGCAGACCTTAGAATGGATGTTACTAACATTGTTAATAGCTGGTTAGGTGGTAGTACTAATATTACAAACGAAGGATTTATACTAAAAAGAAGTGGTAGTATGGGAAATACCGATTCAAGTTTACCTGAAGGTAATACTTCACATCTTGGTAATTTCAAATTTTTTAGTAGAGAAACTCATACGGTTTTTCCACCAAAATTAGAAGTTGTTTGGGATGATTCTTCTTGGAGTACGGGTTCACTATCATCATTATCTTCGGATAATTTAGATGATATGGTTCTTTATATGAGAGGATTACGACCTGAATATAGGGAAAAATCAAAAATAAAATTTAGAGTTACGGGTAGAGAAAGATATCCTGAAAAGACATATTCAACAAGTGGATATAGTACAGGATACACAACCGTAAAAACTTTACCAAGTGGAAGTTCATACTATCAAATAAGAGATGCATACACAGAAGATATCATTGTTCCTTTTGGTGATGGTACAAAATTAAGTTGTGATTCAACAGGAAACTATTTTAATTTATGGATGGACGGATTACAGGCAGAAAGATTTTACAGAATAGAATATAAAATTGTAAGTGGAAGTGGAACATCAGATGAAACGGTAGAATTTTATGATGAGAAACATTCATTTAAAGTAGTAAGATAAAGGAGTTAAAAT